ATTTCCGGCGCGGCGACGAGCGCTATGACATCAATCACGCTTGGCTGTGCCTGCAATCGAAAACGCTGTCACGCATCAAGCCGCCGTGGCGGGAATGGGAAAAGCAGGGATATCTGACGGTAGTGGACGATGTAAGCATCCACCCGGACCTGCTTGCGGACTATATCCGACGCGCAGCGCAGACCTACAACGTCAAATTGCTGGCAATGGATCATTACCGTTGGACGCTGGTGGCAGAATCGATGCGCCGGGCAGGGTTTGACGC